TATTGCCCGGATGAAGACTTCTTCATTACTCGCATTGAGAGGGATGAGGATTACATTGCCAAGCTCGAAGAGCATTTGACTAGAGCCGTGGCGTTAATTGAAGAGGGCGTACAAGCCTTTTAGGAGGAAGGTATGGGTAAGGTAAACGCTGTTACTGATGGTGCAGGGTATCGCACTTGGAATGGGTTGAGCATAAACAATATCAGGGCTGCTCCTGTTGATGGGGATGTATTTAATCCTTGGTCAAAGGTTAAAACGCTCAATAAAGGCAGAGACTATGAGTTGTGGCAGTTCTTTGCTGAGACTGATAAAGAGGTTTTGGTTTACAAGGAGATTGAAGACTTTAATCTACTTGCCGCCAATGCCAGAGTTCAGCTTGCTCTTGAGCCATTTGAAAAAGTAACTATTTACCGATTGCCCTTTGGAACTAATACAAGACTGTTAAAAGCTAAAGGTATGCTTTTTATGTTCTATGCAGGAAAGATATACACTAAATCAATCAAGAAGTTTAATGAAGAAGGAGATAAAGATGGAATACGATAATACTAATCGCGGTGTCCTGTTCAAGCAGGAAGAGAAGCCAAAAGAAAATGCCCCTGACTACAAAGGGACTTTCAACCATAAGGGGGAGGATTTCAAACTCGCAGGATGGCTAAAAATGTCCAAAGCCGGGAAGCCTTACCTGAGTTTGAAAGAGGACGACTTTGTTCCGCAGCAACAAACTCAACAACAGCCACAACAAACTCAACAGTCGCAAGACTTTTCACAGGACATCCCATTCTAATGATTCACGTTGGCGAATGTATCAGAGAGTACCAATCCCAAAAGGGGATTAAGTCTGTAGACGTTGCCAACGCTTTGGGGTGGTCGAGGGGGACGTACAGTGCGTTCCTCTCGCGTCCTAACCCTACGGTAAATACCTTGGTGAAGGTGTGTGAAGCACTGGGGTGCAGCGTTACGGAGGTGGTTAGCTTTGACTGAGATAACCCGAGAAGAACTTGCTAAACAAATTAAGGAGTATCTTGAGAAGGGAGGCACGATAACCAAAGTGCCTTCCGGTGCTTCGGCCTCTCAGAATCCTTCTAAAAACTACTCGTTTAGTAAGAACAGAAACATAGACTAAGAGGGATGTATGAATTCTACATTTTGGACAATAAACAATTCTGTAAGTCGTGACGAGTTTATCAAGTTCGTCAATCAGACTTTCGAGGAGGGAAGGGAGGTTACCTTCCAGTGGGTCGTGGGTAGTACAAGAACAAAGCAACAGAACAACGCTTTGCATTTGTACTGTAGACACCTAGCCGAAGCCCTGAACGATGCAGGGTATGACATGAAAAGAACCATTAAGCAGGACGTAGATATTCCGTGGTCTGACGATCTTGTAAAGAAGTTCCTATGGCGTCCTATCCAGAAGGCCGTCACTGGAAAAGACTCGACAGCGCATCTCAAGAAAGAACAATACAATGAGGTGTATCAAATCCTAAACCGCCACCTAGCTGATAAGTTCGGCGTATCAGTCCCCTTCCCGCAGGCCGAGCCATGATCTTTGATACATTCCAAGACGCACTAGAAGAGGCAGAGTTCCTAGCTACTGAAGAGAAGAAGGTGTACGCCATTGACGTAGTAGGCGAGCAGTATCGGGTTCGTTTAGCGGGACGCAGAGGAACGCATAACAAGCTAGAGATTTCAGGCCGCAGGTCGGGGAGGAAGACATGGCGCAAGTAAAGAATAAAACCAAACGCTGCGAGATGTGCATGCAGTTTATGGAGCGAGAGTTAAAGAGCGAGAGTATCTGCGACAAGTGTTTATCTCTTGTAGGAAAATTAAAATCATTTTGGAGGCAAAACAATGAAACTATAGTGGCAATAAAAGCGGATTAGTGAAACTATATCTCCAACAAAAAAGGCTAGGGATTTATGGGCAGAAAAACTGAAGATGATTATGTAATACCGCTCGATGTTAGAAGGGCTTTGAAGACGTACCCTGTCACCTCTCCGAGGTTCAGTCAGTTACTTCTCAGCATGCGGCATAAAAATATGAGCAGCGAGGACAGTCATAGGGCAGAGCGAACCCTTCTTAGTCTCAAGTACGGATACCCATTCAAATGAAGCGAGGCACAGTTAGGCGTGAGAAGCGCAAGTCCAAGCCTAAAACCAAGACCTCTGCTCAGTTAAAACAAGAGTGCTACAAAGCTGTACAAAAATTAGCCAGATTGGCAGCATCGGACGACAACGGATACTGTTCTTGTGTGTCCTGCGGAGTGACTAAGCATTACAAAGATATGCAAGGCGGTCATTTCATCCCGAAAGGCAACTCTTCTTACTGGGCGTTAGAGATAGAAAACGTCCACCCTCAGTGTCCTGCGTGTAATATGTGGGGCATGCGACACGGTTCAGCAGCGCAGGAATATACTCTGTTCATGGAGGATATGTACGGTCGCCCCTTTGTGGAGGAGATGATCGCGAAGAAGTCCACCCCCGTGAAGAGGTACAAGGCAGACTACGAGGAGCTTCTTGCGGAGTTCCAAAAGCTCATTGACTACCACGAGAAGAGGATTGCATGAACTTCTACAGCTTTCTTAAGACGCTATCGGACACTCACGGAAATGCTAGGAAGGATTTGCACAATCCCATTAAAGAGCAGCCTGCATTAATTAAAGACCAAGACCCTATGGGTATGATGGGCGAAATGTATCTTGCTCTACTCTTAGGGCATTCTGTTGACCTCGAGCAGAAGATAGAAGGAGATGGAGGCTTTGACTTTACCATTCCGTTAAACTTCACCGTTGACGTAAAGACCACTGATAAAACGCCAAGAGCAAACAATCTTTTGGTAGAGAGAGGCAAGGTCAGGGCTGACATCTATGTCGCTGCTATGCACGAGAATGGCATGATTGATTTCTTGGGATGGGCTATGAAGTCAGAGGTTCTTGCTGCGCCAACCAAAGATTTTGGTAGAGGTTTAACTAACCATTACATAGACCTGAAAGACCTACGCCCAATGAGCGACTTGTACGCAAGGAAATACAGATGAAATTTATATACATAAGATAAGAGGGTCTGCTAATGGATGATGAGCTAGTATTTGTCTTTCAGATGATGAGTCTTGACGAGCTAGACGACTGGGTTAATGAGTTCGTCACTGAGTCAGAAGGTAGGGACAGGGATGCTATCTGTACTATGACCTTCGCGATGGAGTCTATGTATTCCTTCATCGCAGACAGCGAAGAGAGAATGAACGAGTACAAGATATTTAAGTCACAGTTTAACCCCGAGCAGGAGTTGTTACATTGAAGTCAACCGACTACCAAGTTGCAGGCGACCACTACAAGAAGCTAAAGATTCAACCCGTGGAATACATCCTTGCTAATCAGCTAGGGTTCTGCGAAGGGGCTATTGTGAAGTACATCTCTCGATGGAGAGACAAGGGAGGAGTCGAGGACTTAAGAAAGATCAAGCAGTTCTGCGAGTTCCTGATAGAAGAGGAGCTAAAGAATAAACCCCTCCCCACGATGGAGGAGAGGCGTTTGCCGAGGAGCTAGTTGTATTTATCGTATGCTGTTTTCAGCATATCGTGAAATTCAGGGTCTTGCGCCTGAAGGTCTTGCGCTTTCCCTGACCTTAAAAGCCCCTGATAAATTGACGCTTTGTTTTTGTCCTGCTGTTTTCTGATTAAAGTTTTGGATTTTTCATCAAACACAACAGTCTTTTGCTGAGGTATTGCTGCCACCCCGGATACGGCAGGACGATAAGATAATCCATACCTATCAGCTAGTTTTTGAGCCGCAGAATCCAAGTTTTCAGCTATGACAGAAGCAGACTTTTGTGCAGATGTTTGCCCTGCCAAAAATCTTTGTGTAGATTCTGCTGCTAACCCTCTTCCCCCAATTGTTCCTGCCAACGCCACTCCAAGACCAAGAGTTGTATCAATTAACGCTCCAATAGGAAGAGAAGAAGCTATTAAGGATGTTGCAAACAATCTTTCAAATGTGGATGGATCGCTAGGAATAGCGTTATCAATAAATTTGATAGATTGACTAAGGCTTGCAATATTGTTATCAATGTTTGATTTAAGCATTTTGAATCTTTGAGATTCTTGCTCTAAAGCAACCTTTTTTCTTGCTTTGTCAGCCGCTGTTTTGGCTGATTGCCTGTACTCTCTATCAATATTTATTTTGTTTTGATCGAACTCTTTTGCTAAATCCTTTTTTGCATTGGAAAGCCTTACCTTTTCGGCATTGACTATTTTCCTAGTTTCTTTGCTTATTTCATTAGCGTTTTCTAAAGCATTAGCTTCGATTAACGCCTTCCTTTCTCTTGAAAGATTGGATAGCTGTTGAGCCTCTTTTTGTAAAGCACCCTTACCTACCTTTGCAAGATATTTGTTTTGGGTTTTGTTTGCGGCTATCCAGTTATCCGCAGTAAATGCGCCTTGCTCAATTTTGTTAGAGCCTGTTGCGTTTCCAACCGCATCTTCTAGCGTTGATTTAGTCCTCCACAACTCTTTGTCTTTTAAAAAACTATCCCTTTCTGATTTTGATAATTTAGAAAGCAAAATATTATCAAAATACTCTTGAACAGAATTTGCAATTTTAATTGAGCCAAATTTATTCTCTGATATATCATTAATTACAGAACCAATATCACTTCTTAGCTGTGTTAGGTTTTTCCCTGTCAACAACCCGTTATCAGAATTTTCTGAAATAAACTCTTTAACATAATTTGATATTAATTTTGTTACGCCTGCCCCATTAGAGCCAGATAAAGCTAATGCTGAGGGAGATTTTTCAATCAAGGCTTCAACTGCGGCGCTTGTTTCATCAAGGTCTAGCAGATATTGTTTGTTATGAGCGGCAGAAAAACCAACCTTTTGCCATACTTGCCTTAAATAATCCAAAGCCTCTTGCGGAGCTAAAGATTGAACTTCATCTATATCTGTCTTGCTTGCCAAGCTAGGCATAGATGTCTTAAATGCTGAAGACCTAAAAGAACTTTCCATAGCATTAACGGCAGCGTCAGCCTCTTTAATAGCAAGAGTTTTCAAAAGAGCCTGAGATGTAGTACCGGACTCGAGGTCTGCGATTCTAGCGGCGCTGATTTCGTCAAGCTCAGACTCTTTTATTCTTTTGTTTGCCGTAAGATTTAATTTAAGGTTTTCTTTTAGCTGCTTTGCTTCCTCTATACTTTTTTCTTTTGTTCCTGTGGCTATGGCTTTTGCTCGCGCAATTGCTGATTGAGCCTCGTTTGCTAAATCAACTTTTCTGTTTTTTAGATCATCTAAAGACGGAAGCCTTGCTTTTAATCCTCGAATTTGTTGTTCGATTAATGATTTTCCTCCAAACGCCTTGGATACAACGTGTTTATAAACAGGAGAAAGAGCATGTTCCGTAAACATCAATCCAACAAAGTCAGATTTTTTTCCAAGCTCTTGAGCTACATTGCTTTGTATTGCTTTGTTTACAAGAAAGCCTGTCCCTGATAACCCAAAAGAAAAAGTGCCTCCTAAAACTGCTGATTGCGCTGCGCTTGTTAACTTGTCTTGTATGTTTTCTCCCTCAAAACCAATTACAGCAGATTCAGCCGCAGTTGCGCCTGCCGCCAACACAGGTGTTCTGGTTTGCGTAGCAATTTGATATGCTCTTGGGCTAAAGCCAGATAGTTGTTGAGCAAGCTGAGAAGACGCTTGTGCTTGCGCTTGACTCATTCCAACTCCTGAGCCTCCAACAATCGGCCTAGTAGCTGCTTGAGTTGCCACTGCGCTTTGTCTTGCTAACTCGCCTTGCCTCAATGTTCTTGCCTGCTGAAGCAGCTGACCGCCTTTTAGCGACACTGGAGATAAAAGATTTCCGGCTAAGTTTGAAACTGTTGCTGCCACAGGTCTTTCAGATCTAAAAGTAGCAGAGTCAGCCTCGCTTCTTGCAAGCATTTCTTCTTTAATTTCTCCAATAGACTTACCTTCAGAACCATACATCCCGAACAGCTTGTATGCAGCAGCTCCAAGCCACGCCCCAACTTCTTCGCCTTTATTTAACCAAAGGCCATCAGTAAACATTCTTGCGGCTTGCAATGAATCCTCTGTATCCCAATCATCATTTTCAATAGACGACAATGAATCCTGCATGCCAGACTCAACGCTTTTTTCGGCCTTTTGCTCATAAGACTCGGATTGTTCATAAAATATATTTTTTACAGCACTAGAAACGCCTGTATTAGATATAAAAATATTATCGGGGCTAATTTCTTTTCCTGTATATCTGCTTTCAGCCATTGGAATGCCCTATTGAGTATTAAAACTGTATGAAGATGGAACAAATCCGTAAACTTCTTGAAACTGATCCAATAATATTGATGCTTGAGCCTCTTGTTCTTGAGGGGGCAAGTCGGAACTTTTTATTTTATTAATCTCTGAATCAAGAAGATTTTTGTTGTTTTGATAATCTTGGAAAGCTCCTGTAAAACCAACAGTTGTTGCGGTTCTGCCATTTTCAACTTGAGATTGTATATGAGACTCAAGTAGTCTTGATCTATCAGCCGTCAAATAATTTATATTTCTAGCTGCTTGCATATAGCTATAAATTTCTTGCATTGTTGCATCTTCGGGCGGGAAACCTTTTGAGAAGATTGCAATATCAGTGTCTGACGCTACGCCGGGAGGCAAAGAATTAATGATTTCTGTATTTTTTTCTCTTGTGTAAGCTGTTCTTAAAAACTCTTCTTCATCTCGCATCCCAAGCTCTTTAAATGTTGCGCTTCTTACTCTTGATACAAAACCGCCTGTTGTTTCTGTTAAAAGTCCTTCTGATTCAATTTTGTTAATAATACTATTAATTCTTCCATTGGCAGTTAAAGCTGAGTTTGCTATGTCGGAAGATTCTTGGTTATATTTTTCTACTGAATTAGGTATCTCTCCAAATTCTTTTTCAGGAGCTATATCATCAAGCTCAGAAACTTTTGTTAATTTGCCTGAGCTAATTAACTGGTTAGCAGCTTCAAGCTCAGATGAGCCTTCTGGAAATCTTAGTTTTGCAGCGGCAAGAAGACCATTAGTGTTTTGATCTGCTGCGCTTTGGGTTACTGTTTGCCATTTTCCATCTTTTTTAATTATGGCTTGATTGCCAAAAGTCATGGGCTTTTGGTCAATAATTGACAGTAGCTGTGATTGAGATGCGTCATACCCTCCAGACAAGACAACTTTTTTAAGGCTTTCTTTTTCTGCTGATGATAAAGACTCAGAAGAATCAATTAGCCCAATATTAGCTTGTCTTCTATCTAAGGTTTCTTCTCTAGTTGTAGAACCAGACTCAAGGTCGGCTGTAGCTTTTGCTACATCTAAACTAAAGGCAACTGACTCTCTTTGTTTTTTGGTTTGTTCATCGCGTTTCTGAGCGGCAGCCTGTCGCAAAGCCGCAGCACGAACAGGGTCAATAGACTGCAAAGCCTGAGCAGCTTGTAATAGGCTGTCAGGATTCTCAGGGTCTAAGTCCTTAAGCTGTTCAGCCATCTTCTCCCCGGTAGTTCGAGGATCAATGCCAATCATAGGCTGCACTGCCCTGCGAAGTTGCTCATTGCGCTGTACACCAAGCTGACCTGCTACCTGAGCAAGAGGGGCTAACGCTGCTGCACGACCGCGAAGGCCTGATGACAAGAGTTGTCCTTGCGCCATGCCCTGTTGGAGTAGTTTCTGTTGACGCTGCTCAGGAGTATCAATGATGTCCGCGAACAGGCTGTTAATATCTATGGGCATTTTAATCTCCTAATAGTCGTCCAAGAGCAGAATTCGGGTCAAAACTAAATCCACTGCTACCAATGTTTATAGAAGCGCCTTGTCCTGAATTTCCTGAAGAACTTTGCTGCTCGCCCTTCAATAAATCAAACAGCCCTTGGAACTGCTGCTGACGTAGAGCGTTGGCTAGTGCGTTATAACCCAACTGAGCTTCTAGGCCGGACTCTGCAAGTTGAGACTGTAATCCTGCGCCTGTAGATTGTAGCGCAGAACCAATGCGAGAGGCTTCCAAAGAAGGCTGTAGAGCCGCAAGTAGTTGTTGCTGTGGGAGGTAAGAAGCGCCAAGACCCTGAAGACCTAGATCGCCAAGGAGTCCTAACCTTTCTCGTGTCTCACCCAAACCCGCAAGAGTCTGTTGTGCTTGTAAGGCCTGCTCCTGACGAGCCTGCTCCATAGCACTCACACCAAGACCTGCCTGCTGTTCTGCTATAGCCTTTTCTAGGGCTAACTGCTCAGGCGTACCGCCAAACATATCAGTCCTAACACCTAGCCTACCCTGACCTGCTAAACGCTCTTCTAGCT